ATTCTCAGGTAATGTAACAGTCACAGGTAATTTAACAGTAAATGGTACAACCACAACTGTTAATTCAACAGAAGTCAACGTACAAAACGCATTTGTGTTTGAAGGTGCTACAGATGATGGGTTTGAAACCACTCTAACAGTAACAGATCCAACAGCAGACAGAACAATCACATTACCAGACGCCACAACAACTTTAGTTGGTACTAACACAACAGACACATTGTCAAACAAATCATTTTCAGGAAATGTGGCCTTTGACACTGACACATTATTTGTAGATTCAACCAACAACAGGGTGGGTATCGGAACAACTTCTCCGGAAGTTGGATTAGACTTCCAAATGATAAATTCTGGAGAAGGTTTTAGAGTCAGAAGACATAACGCTCCAAGTCAATATATTGAGATAACCGAAGGTGATGGAAGTAGGCACGAGATAAAAGCAGAAGGAACCAAAGAGTTTCGTATCACAAACACAACAGCCGAATCGTCACAAGGTTTCCATTTCTATAGAAATGATGCTGAAAGATTAAGAATACTGGGCGATGGATTAATTACTTTCCAAGATGGTGCCGGCACAGTTGCATTTACAAGTGATCTAACAAGTTATCTCAGCGGTGATATAGGATTCCCAACTGATCTAGGTGCAATCACAGGTTCAGCAACTGATCATTTAGGCCTAGGTCCAGATCTAGGATCTATTGCATCCGGTGACACACTTGTAGGACTGGTAAAAGATTTTGGTATTATAGATTCATATATAAGTTTAACTGAATTAAAAGCAGTAGTGTCAGCGAGTACTGACTTTGCAGACTTTAAGACAAGAATAGCTGATTTATAAGGATAAAAAAATGGCAGACACAAAAAACACAGAGATTAAAGCAACATCTGTAGAAGCACAAGAGTCAGCAGGTATTAAGAAAAAAATACAGATTGATTTGGAAGTTGATACTGCAACAACAGATACATCAAAAAATCCTTTTCAATGGTTGATTCATTTGGCCAGAGCTGTTGACGCCTGGAGAATTTTTCCAAGAATATTCATTACAACTTACATCTACCTATTATACAAAGTAGTAATTTGGTATATGGAAATGCCAAATCCTACCATGGAACAGTCAGGCCTAGTATCAATTGTAGTAGGTGCAGGTGCGGCCTGGTTTGGTTTGTACACAGGATCAAGAGCCAAAGGCAAATAACAATGAAACTGGCAGTGTTTGGCTGTAGTTGGAGCTATGGCACCAGTCAACATCAAGATATTAGTAAAAGTCAACCCAACTGGGTTAGATGTCTAGCAAAAATACGTCCAGATATTTCTATCACAAATTTTGCATTTAAAGGCTCGAGTATAAACTTTAGCTCATATCTTTTTGACAAGTATGCCAAAGAATATGACTATACCATATTTCAAATCACTAGTCCGTATAGATTTACTTTATGGCCGGAAGAATTTGATTTTAAAAAACATTTAATTAAGTATGAAGATAATTTATGGCAGTTGGATAATAAAATTACTCGGCAAGTGTTAAACTTGAATCCTTCTCAAATTAACAAAGAACCATCATGGAAACTGTTTGATAACTCAACTCGTCACGAACTTAATTTCAGTAAGCAGTATTACAAATATACAGATAGCAATTATCTGTGGTTTGAATACAACATGTTTCTAAAACACATTACTACACAGGCCGATCTTAGATTTTTTCATAGAGATGATCCAAACTGGCCACTTAGAGAAGAAATACCATGGTGCATTGAAAAAATCATAACCACACAACAGTACCAAGATTATCTGCTAGACGATGGAGATCATTTCAATCAAGCAGGCTGTGAATGGCAAGCCAATTACATAAATGATAAATATTTAAAATGAGTAGTATATTATTTAAATTTGAAACAGCACTACAAGAAGATTCATTAGAATCTTTGTTTGATACAGTGGCCACTATTATACCTGAAGATGCTTACACTGAACAAACTTCTGCTAGTGATGGAATTGAATCAGACCATAATGTTGTTTATCACATCACACACGGTGAACACTGTTACGAAATGCCATTGGCACGACCATTGTCTGTAGAAGAAGGCAAAGCATTGTATGGCATTATAGATCAAGCAATTGACCATAATTACATTATGGAAATATCAGCAAACCCAACTGAACTTCAAAACAGGTACAAAATCAGTAATTTTCAAGGTTCTATTTTAGAAGGCAATCTTGATTAATCAATATTCCACTTGACATTTGGCTATAATGTGTTATACTTAAAATATGACACAGCACCTGATGATAGATTTGGAAACACTTGCCACAACCATTGATGCCAATGTGTTGACCATTGGCGCAATCAAATTTGATCCACATGCAGATTATAGAGATTGGCAATGGTTAGAGTATCCTGAAACACAAACATTTTATCGTAGGATAGATCCAGAATCTGGATCAAATCTTGGTTTAAAAATGGATGAAGATACTTTGACATGGTGGAGTCAACAATCAGCTGAAGTCAAAGCAGAAGCATTTGCCGAAGAAGAAAGATATCCAATTGATCAAGTAATGAAAGATTTTTACAAATTTGCGTTGCCATGTAAATATATTTGGGCACAAGGTGTTGCATTTGATACTGTGATATGCGAACAAATTTTTCACAAACTGCAAAGAGGTGCACCGTGGATGTTTTACAATCTCAGAGATACTAGAACAATATTTGATCTTGCTGATGCTGAAATGCCAAAAGCATTACATCACCATGCATTGTTTGACTGTTGGAGACAAACAGTTGGAGTGCAAAATGTATATCGTAAACTCAACATACCACGGAAGTATTAATGAAAATAGGCTTTTGCTGTAAATGGCTAAATGATCCTAGCGAATGCAAAGGCATGAAAGTCAATGCTAAAGACAGAGATCTAAATGGTCGTTCAACCACTATGCGTTGGCTACGAGAACACAAAGACGAAGCTGAACAGCGACAGTGGGATATTATGAATCATAATGCACAAGCGGCCTTAAAAATGGTCGAACGTGTTGGTTCCTTACCTGAAGAACGTAGAATGGTTAGACTTGGTTCAGAAATGTTGCAAGGATACACTGAGCCTAGTTGGATTGAATGGTGGCAACAGTCACATATACAAAATCATTTGGCAAAAATATTTGCTCCTGTTGGAGAAGCATCTCGTAGACTTGGTGTTAAGATTAGTTTTCATCCTGGACAGTTTTGTGTATTAGCAAGTGATAGAGAAGATGTTGCTGAACGAAGCAGACTAGAATTTGAATATCATGCTGACATGGCCAGATGGATGGGGTTTGGTAAAAGTTTCCAAGATGGATGCAAATTGAATGTGCATATATCGGGTAGACGCGGACCTGAAGGTATTATTGACATGATACCAAAACTTTCACCTGAAGCACGTAACTTAATTACTATTGAAAATGATGAAATGGGTTGGGGACTAGATGCCAGTTTACAGTTGGAAAAACACTGTGCATTGGTATTAGATATACATCATCACTGGATTAGAGACGAAGAGTATATTCAAGCAAATGATGACAGAGTAAAAAGAGTGGTTGACAGTTGGAGAGGCAGTAGACCAACATTGCACTATTCATATTCTCGTGATGAAGCATTGGCACCAGCAGAATTAGGTGCCCAAACACACGTTGGTATGCATGATATTAAAAAACTATTAGAACTGGGTTGTAAAAAACAAAAACTTAGAGCTCATAGCGACTTTTTTCCTAATCATGCAGTAAATGAATGGGCATTGAGTTTTGGTGAGTATTTTGATATTCAAGCAGAAGCAAAAGGCAAAAATTTAGCATCTCAACAGTTGTACGATCTTTTTATTTCAACTAAATAAGTTAAAATAAGGAGACTTTAATGCGTAATCAACAAAACAGCACACATGAGCCTGTAAGAAAAAGAACTTCTATTGGTCGTGGAAAATTAAAAATGTCTTCTATGAACAAGCATAAAAGAAGAACGTACAAGGCTTATAAAGGTCAAGGTAGATGAGAGCTACTGATTTAAACACTGCCGTTTTTGCATTTGGTAGACTTAATCCACCAACAATTGGGCACGGACGCCTAGTTGACATGGTCAAAAGTCAGCCTGGTAAGCCTTTTCTGTTTTTAACACATACTCAAAAACCTAAAACTGATCCACTTACATTTCAGCAAAAGTTAAAGTATGCAAAAGCAAGTTTTGATAGCATTACAATAGGTGATCCTGAGGTTAAAACTATTATACAAGCATTACAAAAACTGGAATCAATGGGATTTGCACATGTTATATTAGTTGCAGGTTCTGATAGAGTAAAACAGTTTGAAAGTTTTTTACCAAAATACAATGGCAAAGATTATAACTTTGAAAGTGTTAAAGTTGTGAGCTCAGGCGAACGTGATCCTGATGCTGACGGTGTTGAAGGTATGAGTGCAAGTAAACTTAGACAACTTGCAGTTAACGGTGATTTTAAAAGTTTTAAACAAGGTGTTGCTAATCCGGATATAGCCAAAGATATGTACAATGATGTTAGAGCAGGAATGAATATCAAAGAAGCAGTAACAGAAAATATCACAGACAAACCAAAAGTATATGTTGATATGGATGGAGTTATTGCAGACTTTTTCTCAGCCTTGGCACAATTTAGAAAAGTAAATCATTGGAAAGATGAAGGTGAAGTCAGTGTTGAAGACAGTATCAAAGCAATAGCAGGAACAGAATTTTTTTATACATTACCAGTTTTTCCAACTGCAAAACAGTTGATTGAAATCGTTAAAGGGTTTACTGGTGGCGAATGGAATATTTGCAGTTCACCTCTTAGAGGAGATCATGAGAATTCTAAAAAACACAAAGTACGTTGGTTGAGAGACAACGGCTTTTCACCAACTGATATAATTATCACTGGTAGGAAAGAATCTTATGCAGTAAATAAAACCAACAATATACCAAACATTTTGATTGATGATAAACCAAGCAACATTGAAAGATGGATTGCTAAAGGTGGTATTGGAATTAGATATCAAGCCAACAAAGATAATCTTTCAAGAATTTCAACAGCATTAAAATTAGTAGAAACACATTTTGAAAAAAATGATTCTATTACTTCTGAATTAGTTACAAAAATAAATCAGTCAGTTGATTCAGGACAACTTATTGAATGGGGAGGTAGAGTTGTCAAAGGAGTTAATACCACAATAGATGTTGGTGTTGATGCTATTACAAAACAATCTGCTAAACTAGGATTCAAAGTTGACAGAGATGGCAGACCTCCTAAGTTAAGAGAAAGAAAAAGTATTTTTAGTGCATTGACTGAAAAAGAATTGAAGTTTCAAAATGAAAAAGGTGATAAAAGTTTACTAACATTACCTGGTACCAAAGAGTATCAAAAAATGAAAAAGACTGCTGAACCTGGAACAGAAAAATGGTTCAAAGCATATAGAACTTTGCCATACATGACAAAAGGTAGAAAAAATCATTATATGTTACCAGTAAAAGAACAGATTGCTCTTTTGGAAAATCAGTTGAAACAGCTCAAAGAAAAATGGAGTGCAAAATATAAAAAAAGTATTGATTGTACAAATCCAAAAGGTTTTAGTCAAAAAGCTCATTGTGATGGGCGTAAGAAAAAATGAGACTGAATGAAGTCATAGGCCCCGATGCTGAAGATTTATATTGGAAAAATCCAAAAGTAGATAATTTATGGGTATTAGACAAACTGATACTTTCAAAAAAATTAGGATATGTTTGCGGACCAGCCGGTATTGATGTACCAAAAGAAGGCGATTATATAGTTAGGCCTTGCATGAATATTTTTGGACTAGGGTTAGGTGCAAAGAAAATGCATCTTAAAAAAGACACAACACATTTACCAGTAGGCACTTTTTGGTGTGAATGGTTTGAAGGCAGACATCTCACAGTAGATTATGTTAAAGGTAAACAGATTAGATGTGTAGAAGGTTTTAAAAAGGAAAGTACTCTACAGCGTTGGGATAAATGGCTAAAAGTTGATGATGAAATTCCTTTACCATCTCTACTTAAAAAACATTTTGCTAATGAACCAAAACTAAATTGTGAGTATATTGGTGGTAAGTTAATTGAAGCACACTTTAGACACAATGTAGATTTTGAAGGTGATAGAAAAGAATATATTCCAGTATGGAAAGGACAAAGCACTAAAGCACCTGAAGGGTACAAATATATAAAACATCCTGATATACATGGAAGAATTGGAGCATTTGTTAAATGAGGCTGTTTGAATTAATTGGTAAACAACTGTCAGAGCCTGGCTTTGTTAAAGACGCAGAAATAACCATGTGGACTAATCCTGCATATCAAGGTGCCGATGTTGATGACGATTATTATACCAAACAACCAGTAAAAGTACTAGACATATCTAAACTTACACCATTTGAACCTGCTGACAAAATGAAGCCTAAAGACAATTACGATAACATGATGAAGTTTGTTGACAAGATTAAAGCAGGTAAGAAGATTAAGCCTATTGTAGTTTTACCACACAAAGGAAAGTTATTAATTGTTGACGGACATCACAGATATTTTGCACACCTAACAGCAGGTGCAGATAAGATACATGCAGTTATTGCCAATCCAAAGGATGTAACTTGGCGTGATGATGTTCCAGACGAACTAGCAGAAGCATTCGATGAAGCGTATATGTTACGTTTAATGCGTAAGGCATTTGATGAAGAATCTGGCTCAGAAAAACAAAAAAGATTAATTGCAAAACTAAATGCTTATAGAATTAAACACGGTATGGATGCTGTAAAAGAAAACTTTGCAGATGGTAAAAATCCTGAAAGAAAAGGATTATCAAAACGTGTTGGTGTCAGTCAAAAAATGAGTATATCACAGTTAGAAAAAATTGCAAAAAATTCTACTGGAGAAAAACGTAGAATGGCTCAATGGAATTTAAACATGAAACGTGGTCGACTTAACAACAATAAATAGTTATACTTAACTTAAAAATAAAAAAGGAAAAATAAATGTCCAAAAATAATTGTTTGTGGATTACAAACGGATTACATATTGGTGACACAGGTATCATGCGATATCAATACGATCCAGCTGATTCACAGCAAGTTTTAACCAAAGTGTGTTGTAGATCAAAACAGCATTATGATGTATCTGAAAAAATTGATGATCCTGAATTAAAGAGACTAGTTCTAACAGAATTTTCACCACAAGAACATTTAGAGAAAGTAAAAAATCCTAAGTTTAATTATGAAAACTTTAAAACAACAATGTGTAAAACTTGTCATGATGCTGAAAAAAATACTGGTGGCAGTATGCGTACAGGATACCACAATATGTTTAAGCATCTGCCAAAAACAGATAAACCTCGGTTACTTCAAATAGGTTTTGGGAATTTTTGTAATTTTAAATGTAGATATTGTACTCCTAGATTCAGTACAACATGGAATGAAGATACACCTTTTATGAATCAAATACGTGAAGAAAATCGTCATAACTCTGAAAGTTTTGGACATACTTACACTAAAATAACAAATACCGAACAACAGACATTTGACATAGAAAAAGAAATTGTCAAGCAAGTTGAATCACTTGATCTTAGTGAGTTAGTATATTTAGGAGTGTTTGGAGGAGAACCTTTTTTATCAAGACATTGGCAAGCTCTAGTTGAAGTATTAGAGCAAAAAACAGATCTATCTAAAGTAAGATTACAAATAAATTCAAATTTTAGTATTTTTCCTAAACAACCAGTTATTGATGTTTTAACAAAATTTGGACATGTTGATTTACGAGCCAGTGTTGAAGCTCATAAAGATTTGGCTGAATATATAAGAGCTGGTTTAAAATGGCCATTGTTTGAAAAAAACTTTGACAAATGGCAAGATGTAGCAAAAGAATTTCCAAACATAAAGCCAGCAGTTCATATGGCTAATAATGTTTATAATATTAACAAAGTTTTAGATTTTGAACAATGGTTATTAGAAAAACAAGTTAATGAGTTTTATATACAATTTGTATATGATCCACCTTTTTTAGATTTAAGAAAAGTATTATCTCCAAAGCAAATTGATATTTGTGTTGAACGAATTCAAAATCTAAAACTTGAAAATTTAAAATCAAATCTTATGAGATTTGTTCCTGGAAAAAATTTATATGACAAAGAACTCGTAAAAAAATTTAAATTTTTCACAGAGTCTTTAGACAAGGTAAGAAAGCAAAAATTAAGCGATGTTAATCCTGAACTTGCAGAATGGATAAGCAATGAAATTTGATTTAGTAAGTGATATTCATGTAGAGCATTGGAAAAATAACTATAGCTTCTTAAAACAAAAAAATTCTGATACATTAATAGTAGCGGGAGATGTTAGCGACAATCCTGATTTAACATATGAGTGGCTAGTAAATGTTTCGGCCGAATATAAAAAAATATTAGTAATAGATGGAAATCATGAGCACCAAGGCACTGGATTTGAAATTTCTAAAGTCAATGAAAAAATAAAAGACATAATGACCAATATATCTAACATACATTATTTGCCTACAGCACCATATGTAAAAGATAATGTTGCTGTTATTGGTATTAACGGATGGTGGGATTTTAAAATTGGAGAACCATATGTACCAAGATCGTACAGTTTTGAACACACAACTAAACACTTTGGACAAGACACAGCAATTAAAATTTTAAAACAATCAGCTAGTGACTATGAAAAAATGGTTCATTGGTTATCTGAATACCAGTGGAACGACAGTATTGACTCTATTGTTTGTGTAACTCACACATTACCGGTAAAAAGAGCAATAAGTTGGGCAGTTTATCCACCAATACAAAAAGCAGTAGGTTGTTACGGCAATTCATTAATGGAAGAATTACCAATATATTTTAACAAAATCAAACTATGGTGTTTTGGTCACAATCATGATCAGCAGGAATTTGTGCAAAACACAGTCACATATCATAGTAATCCAAGAGGAAGACCTGAAGATTTCAATCGTAAAATCTATACACCAAAATCAATACAAGTGAAATAAATACTTTTATGAAGTTACTAGATATAATTGTTGAAAAGAAAAGTCCTAAACCAACTGATCCAAGCAAGTGGAGTTACTACAAATCACAAGCTAAAAAAAAGTTTGATGTTTATCCTTCTGCTTATGCCAATGCATGGGCGGCTAAAATGTATAAAAAAGCTGGCGGCGGCTGGAGAATGAGCGAAGAAGCTGTTAATGGATTACAATATCATTTTGATAACGGCATTCCGTTGAGAGAAACAATTTATAGACCAGGTTCAACAGCATTTTTTGAAATGTTTGAATTGGCAAGAGTATTATATGAACAAGGAATGATTTCTGTTGATTGGGAAGATGCAGAGTTGTTAGAAACTGACATAGGTGATGTTGTTAAAACCACAAAAGGCGACATTGCATTAGATATACCTTTTGAAGAACAACTCAATGAAGCAGAGTATCAAGGTAAAAAGGTAGAACTGAATAAACCAAAAAGAGGTGGCAGTAAAAAGTTTTATGTGTATACTCGTAATCCAAAAACTGGTAACATCAAAAAAGTCAGTTGGGGAGACACAACAGGGTTAAGTGTCAAAGCACATGATCCTGCAAGAGTTAGAAGTTTTGTTGCAAGGCATGATTGTAAAAATGCCAAAGATAAAACCAAAGCAAGTTATTGGGCTTGTCGTACACCTAGATATAAAAGTTTAGGTGTTAAAGGAGGCCAGTGGTGGTAAAGCCTTATTCAGATAATACTCTAGCAAAAGGAATTATTCGTAGGGTATTTGACGAAACAGTTGATACCGATGAATTAGTATGGCACCAAGATCATAACACAAGAAAAATCACAGTCATAGAAGGATCAGGTTGGCAGTTACAATTAGATAATTCATTGCCGGCAGTGATATCAAAAGGCGACACATTTGTTATTGAAGCAGAGCAATATCATAGAATTATAAAAGGAAATACTAATTTAATATTAGACATTGACGAAGTCAATAAGTGAGGTATAAAAACATGTCAGCAATAGCAGAAAAAACAATTAAGTTGAATATGGACCAAGTGATTCAAGCACTTGCAGACTACATGTATGATGAAGGTATGATTAATGATTTTGAAACTAACGGAACTATGGTTTATGAATTAAACAATGATGCTTCAGTTACAGTAAAATTAAAATTTGATAAACCAACAATGCAATAGAGAACACAATGTTAATTAGCGAAGTACTCAATGAAGAATACTATGAGTCAGATAAGGAAAACAAATAATGCCAATCACAACAGACGCAGGTGCTAAAGGTGGTACAGACAATACAGACACGAGTTTAAACGGTGAATACAGAGCAGGTGCAGGAATATATGTAAATGCTGAAGGTCAATGGACCAGTCCCAATGGTACTGTTCTTAAAGGACAAGCACTA